GGCAGTAGATGGAATACTTGATGTGGCACGAGCGTCAGATCATCCTCGTGCTTATGAAGTTGCTGCAACAACAATTAAAAGCGTAGCTGATACTGCTGATAAGTTGATTGATTTACAAAAGAAGATGAAGGATTTAGATGCAGAGGATAAAAAGTCGGGACCGTCTACTGTTAATAACACGATGTTTATTGGCAGTACTGCGGATCTCCAAAAAATGTTAAAGAAGCAAAAGGAGATAAATAATATTGACACGAAATAACACGACATGACAGTATTAAATGTTTTAAGCACCAATGCAATTGCTGCTGACGCTACCGAATATCAAGTTGTTCAGACTGGATATTATCGTGTAGTTGCAACTGCAGGTGATGCCACAGTTGCATTCAATGGTGGTCCTGCAATCACTCTTATTCAAGACCAAGCACTTCTACTTAAGGGTGGTAAACCTGGTCAAGCAAGAATTGTAAAGGGTGTCGATGATTCCACTGCAGATTATCAACTCGGAACTAATCTTGGAGAAACTGTTAATACTCACCCATTCTCAGTAGACGACTTCATTGCTGTAGAAGATGATAGTACATCTCCTGGAATCAATGCTGCTTTCCTGTCTGCAGGAACAGCGGGTAAGAAAGTCACTGCTGTACGTCCAAACTTTATTAGCACCGATATTGATTCTTCTGCTGCATCTGCAGATTATACCTATGCTTACAGTGGTCCTCAGGCAATCGTCAAGCGTTGTGTAAGTATTGCTGCAACTGGCAATGCAATTGTTGTTGAAGAAGTTCAAGTTGTAGGCGGTTGATATGGCACAAGGTTTTGCATCAGATGTTCCACCTGCCCTTAATGGCACCGCTAAGAAATACATTAGAGGTATGATGAAGGGTAAGAATAGGTGGAATAAACTCTATGGAAGTCGCTCCAAAGAGGTGATGCATAAGACTGCAAACAAGATGGCTATGGGAGAGATGTCTAAAATGCCACCAACATATAAAGATGTATTCGGAGAAGCAAATAAGTCTGGAGATAATTCTCTTCGTGACTGGTTTGGTAAGAGTAAATCATCTGATGGAACACCTGGTTGGGTACAACTTGGTGGTAAGTATGCAGGAAAACCTTGTGCAAAACAACCTGGTCAGACTACTAAACCTAAATGTGGGTCTAGTAAGATGAAAAGAAACCTAAATAAAGGCGAAGAGGAAGCAGCATTCCGTCGCAAAAATGCTGAAGATCCAAATCCAGATCGTAAAGGGAAGGCAAAAAACGTGAAGACAGAAGATCTCGACCTTAAAAAGATGTCTAAAGAACTTGACGGTGCATCTAAGATGCATAAAGGTCAGTCTGAGCGTATCAAAAAACACCTTAAGAAAATGAATGTTTCCGAGCGTGCAGATACTTGGCATCCAGATCCTGAGAAGGATCGTAAGTTGGGTGGTCCTGGTGCTAATGCCCGTGCCCGTGAAGATCGTGCTGATGCAGCAAAACCTAAGGCAGACCCTAAGAAACTGAAAAAGGGTGAGTCTTATTATGATTATGCCAAACGTCAGAAACCCAAATCTACTACTGCTCCAAAACCCAAAGAGCGCAAGCGCGACAAGATCGGCAGAGCAATTGGTAATGCACTTGATCGTGTTGCTGGTATCAAGAAAGAGGAAACTATCCTAGAAAAGGATATGCGTGACAAGAAAGGTAATGATAAGTTTGATCGTTATAAGCGTATGATTCGCCATAAGCAGGATAAGTATGGTGCTGCTTCTATGATGGATAAAATTAAAACTGGTAAGGACTACAAAACAGAAGGTATGGGTGATGTTGCTATCACGGCAATCAGAAAAACCCAAGGTGAGAAACCCGCATATCTTAGTAAGCGTTCTTCTATGATTCGTGCAATCAAACAGAAGCAACTCGATTCGTATCTCAAAAAGGTAGATGCTAAGAAGAAAACAGAAGAAACTGTAGTAGAAAAGGCGGGTGAGAAAGATGCCTGTTATAAGAAAGTAAAAGCAAGTGCAAAGGTATGGCCTTCTGCATATGCTAGTGGTAGATTAGTCCAGTGCCGTAAGAAAGGTGCTGCTAACTATGGTAATAAGTCTGAAGGAATGACACTTCAAGACTTTCAAGAGAAGTGTTGGCAGGGATATAAGAAAGTTGGTATGAAAAAGAAAGGTGGCAAACTAGTACCCAACTGCGTTCCAGAGGAAGTTCAAAATGAAGGAGCAGCCTGGACAAAAAAGTCAGGAAAGAACTCCGAAGGAGGACTTAATGAAAAAGGACGAAAGTCTTACGAAAAGGAAAATCCAGGATCTGACCTCAAAGCACCAAGCACAAAGGTTGGAAATCCCCGCAGGGCATCCTTCTGCGCTAGAATGAAAGGTATGAGAAAGAGACAGAAAGCATCTAATAACACTGGAGATGACCGTCTGTCGAAGTCACTAAGAAAGTGGAATTGCTAATCAATTGACAAATTGTATCAGTATGGTACAATAAATAAGTAAAATTATACCACGAGGATACTGCAGCAATGACTGATCCAAAAGAAGTCTCATCTTTTTCTATGGAAAGAAAAGAGTGTGAGAAGTGTGGTGCTGTTTGGTTAAATGGGCAGCATATGTGGACTGGCACTGGAAAGACGGGTAATGAGTTAGATCTTGCTGGGTTGGTTTGCAACAATATCAGTAGGGAAAATCCAGATTACAATAAGTGTATTAACTCCAAGAGGGGCGAAATTGGTGGTCAAACTTGGGAGTATAGAAGAGGATATGTTGAGGGTCAATTAGATGGTCTAATGAAGAAGTCAGCGATGCCTGACAGTTAAAAAACATGCACTAAAAGTCTAGTCATAGATAGTTTAGTTGCATATTTTTTATGAGAATTCTAATTGCTTTCATTGCTTCATTTTTCATCGCTTTACCCGCATGGGCAGTAGATGTATCAATGGGTGCTAACGGCAACCTAGCATTCTCACCAAATGAGATCACAATCTCTGCAGGTGATACGGTTCATTTTATTAATGAATCACTACCTCCTCACAATATTATTGTTGAGGCACGTCCAGATCTTTCTAGAGAAGCATTACTGTTTGCTCCAGGAGAATCACAAGACGTTGTATTTGCTGACACAGGGGACTATAATTTCTTCTGTGGTCCTCATCAGGGCGCAGGTATGACTGGCGTAGTTCATGTCGAATAAGGATCACATAACAAAAGAAGAATGCCAGGAGATGATTGATGATGCAATCCGACGCCACAACCGCAATGCAGGGATTATTTCTATGTTGGTTGGTTGGGTTGTCCTTGCTTTATTTGCTGAAGGTCTTCTTAGATTAATAGGGGTGATACCTCCTCTTTTACCATGGTTAAAAATTACACTGTAAAATTATGAAAGTAGGAATGATTGGTTTGGGTCGTACTGGTGAAGGTATGGCTCGCCGTATGATCGAAAAAGGAATTGAAGTTTGGGGTTACAGTAGTACCAACTATGAGAATGCCTGTGGACAGTATGAAGCAGGACATATCAGTGGGTGTGTGACCTCAATAGAATATCTTGTTCAGGCAGTTAAGTCTGATGCTAAGAAGTTTACTAGTGCTGGTAGGATTCCTGGCATCTTTCAGATTACATGTCCCGAGCAAAAAGCAGAAGACACACTTGATCAGTTGCTGCCATTACTTGAAGAGGGTGATATTGTTATTGATTACAGCACCAATGACATCTCAAAATGTCAAGAACTGGAACTGTATTGTAGCAAGTTAGGTATCTCATATATCTTCTCTGGAGTATATGGAGCAACCCATGCTGTAAATGCATGTTCTAAAATTTTCCAATCGCTATCACCAGGTAATGCCACACGAATTTGATCCATGTGAAGCACCTGTAGAAGGTGAAGTTGATAAGTGGGGGTTTACTATCAAACCCTCTATCAGTGATGATGAATTAATTCTTATGTGTTTAAAAAATGCTCCCTGTGGAAGTGATAGAAAACAAGCAATTGAGTTAATTAAAATCTACGAGGACAAAATCAATGACGTTAGCTAATGTCTTACTTTTCGGATCACTACCCTTTGTATGTGCCACCATTTATTTCGGGTTACGAAAAGGTGAAAATAACTATTATGAAACCGACGCCTACTCAGGAAATGGAACAGCGCATTAGAATGCGGTTTGCGTTTGCCATGTCGTCATTCGGTAGAATGTTTCGACCAGATCATATTACAATTGAGATGAGAGATCTTTGTGATGAATGGTCTAAGATTGAAGAGCAACCACCTCAAGGTGATCTATATCAAATCGATCGGTATTTTCTAGAACTTTGGAAAAAAAGAAATGAAACCAGAAACTAGTCTATCAGCAACAATTATATTTGGTGCAATCGTAGGTTTTGTATCCTGGAGTTTAGTAAACGCTTATCCATCATGATGTTACAGTTTGCCAGATTTTGCGGAACAGTATTAAACAATCCATGGGGTTGTGGATTCCTAGCATGGTGTCTTGTCTTTGTTCCTATCATAGGAATGTGGGCAGTCCATACTTATGGATGGGAACATTGGGAACCATTTAGCAAAGGACACAAATGAATTTATTATTACATCCACTAGAAAACCCGAATGACCCAGTATGGTCAGTGATCTTTATGGTATTCCTTGCTGTCGCAGGGGCATTCTATTGTATCTACTATATACTAAGAGAAGCATTTGCGGAGTTAGAAAATGGGAGCAATGACACCACCAAACAGAAAGAGCTGCTACAACTTCCGAGTGACGGAGATCAATCGTGTCCTTGATGGTGATACTATTGATGTCACTATTGATCTCGGGTTTGATTTATTCAAGAAAGAAAGAGTTAGAGTTGCAGGCGTTGATACGCCAGAAAAAAGAACAAGAGACCTCGAAGAAAAGGAGTTAGGATTACATGCCACAGAATGGATTAAAAAACATCTTGAAGCAGCGATTGCTGGTGAAGAAGATCTTGTTATCAGAACTGAGCTTGTTGGTGGAATGGGCAAATACGGCAGATTACTTGGATGGCTTTACATCGGAGATCAAGAGACTTCCCTCAATGAATTGATGATTGAGGAGGGATATGCTTGGGCATATGATGGTGGTACTAAACAAAAAGATTTTGAGCAATTGAGGGAAATTAGAAGAGCAAATGGTACATTAGTGGAATAAATTATGTTGAGTGGAGTATTTGTTTTTGGATTCATGATATTGCTTACAATAGGAATGGAAATGACTTGGCCTGTGAAGAATAGTAAATGAGTACGACTGAACAGTATCTTGGTAATCCCAATCTAAAGAAAGCAAATGTTGCTACAAATTTTACTCCTGAAGAAGTTCAGGAGTATATTAAGTGTGCGGATGATCCCGTATATTTTATTCAGACATATATTAAAATTGTTTCCCTAGATAAAGGTTTAATTCCATTTGACATGTATGACTTTCAGGTCGATATGACCAGGAAGTTTCATGACAATAGATTTAATATTGCAAAACTACCTCGACAGTCTGGTAAGTCTACTATCGTTACTTCATACCTTCTTTGGTATGTACTTTTTAATGCGAATGTCAATGTCGCTATTCTAGCAAACAAGGCAGCAACCTCTCGTGAGATGCTGCAGAGATTACAACTAAGTTATGAAAACCTCCCCAAATGGCTCCAGCAAGGTATCCTCCAATGGAACAGGGGCAGTCTGGAACTGGAGAATGGCAGCAAAATCATGGCTGCCTCTACTAGCTCTAGTGCCGTCAGGGGCATGTCTTTTAATGTCATTTTTCTGGACGAATTCGCGTTTGTTCCGAACCACATTGCTGATCAGTTCTTTTCATCTGTCTATCCTACTATATCTTCTGGTAAAAGCACAAAGGTAATTATCATCTCCACGCCACACGGGATGAATATGTTTTACAAGTTATGGCATGAT